AGTATTTTAAGACACCTAAAGCAGTAACCACGCCAGTAACTACGCCAAACAATAATAATGGAGGTGGTCATCCTGGCGCTACTGTTACGCCAAAAGCTACTGTTACGCCAAAAGCTACTGTTACGCCTAAAATTAATTATGGCGGTCATCCTGGTGCTGTTGCTTCGACTCCAAAACCGACTCCGAAGCCAACTCCTATAGCACCGCCACCTACAATGGTTATTGCTCCTAAGCCTACACCTCCAAAGAGCGGTGGACACCCTGGTGCAATAGCGCCACCTCCAGTGCTAAAGCCTAAACCTGTGGTTACTCCTAAGCCTGATCTACCTAATACGGGAAGCCCAGGAGCTGCCCCACCAAAGGTATACACCAATCCATTACCATCGCCTAAGATTGTCAAAACGCCAATCCCTCAAGTGCCAGTTGATACTAAGGCCGCTGATGACTTAGCAGCTAAGGTAGCCGCAGAAGATAAGTTAGCGAAGGATACGGCAGCTAAAGATAAATCTGACAAAGCCGCGAAGGATGCCGCAGCAGCCAAAGCTTTAATCACACAAGCCGAAGCTAAAGCCGAAGCGGAAAAGGTTAAAGCAGCCGCAGATAAGGCTAAAGCATCCATCCTTCTTGGTAAAAAGAACGAAGCCTTAGCTCGTAAGGAAAAGGAGCTTGATCCTGTTGTAGCCCCAGTTAAAGAGACTGAGCCAGCCAAGAAAGAGCGTATTAATCTATCAAAGGATAATAAAACTGTTGCCGAGGTGCCTAAGTATGACCAAAAGTATTGGGCTGACAAGTTAGCCAAGGGCAAGGCTGATGGCAATGATGATATTCAAGGCGACTTGAAGAGAGAGATGGATAGTATCGGCAAGAAGAAAGCTTATTCAGGTGACAAGGTTATTACTGAAGACATGAAGCGTAAAGCATCAGATGACCTTAGCCGAATTACTGGATCTATGGCTGTACTTGATGAGTCTGGCGACCCTGAAATGACAGCAGCAAAGAAAGCGGATTTAACTAAGGCAGGCATTTTGGTTGGTGGCGTAACCAAAACTGAAGAGAAGAGTGGCTTGCTGGGTGAGAGGCTAGACACGACCTATAACTACAAGGGTGGGCCATCGATTGTCACTAGGGCAACTGATCCTATTATTAAGGGTGTTCGTTTAGGTGATAAGACCTCCACTACATTTGTTAACGGAGTAGAGGTGGCAACAAAGACAGGTAGTGATCCTCTAGGAAAAGATGCAAAGGTAACTAGGCCAGAGGGTTTAGCCAAAGGCATTAATGACAAAGTTGAAGCTAGCCCAGACCCAATCAAAGAAATCGTAGACATTGATAATCAGATCAAGACCGAGACTGACCCTGTAAAACTCAAAGCATTGCACAAACGCAGGCTAATGTTGATGCGTATGAATCGAACAAATACTAGATTTGCTGGTCTTTTAGGCGAAGCTGACACTAAACGAACAAACTTAATGAGTATCGGATAATGTATGAAAAAGAGCCTGGCAAGCAAATAGAGCCAACTGTGTCTCCCATCGCGCTATTAAAGCGTTATGACCGATTAAAAGGCGATCGCACAAACTGGGACACCATGTGGGAAGAGTTAGCAACTTACCTCATGCCTGGTAAGACTAACTTTATCACGACCACCACTAGAGGCACTAAACGTGCTGCTGAGGTCTATGATTCCACTGGCATCCATGCGTTACAGATACTATCAGCGTCACTTCATGGCTCATTAACTAGCCCCTCAACGAAGTGGTTTGGACTACGCTTCCGTGAAGATGAGTTAAATGAGAACAAGGAAGCCAAAGATTGGCTAGAAAAGTGTTCTAAAGGTATTTTCCAAGAGTTTGGCAAGTCTAACTTTTCGACAGAAGTTGCTGAGGCTTATCAAGACATGGTGGGCTTTGGCACTGCTGTATTGCAGTTTGACGTAAAGACTAAAGATGCCGAGTTTGATGGCTTTAACTTTAGAGCGTGTCACTTAGCTGAAGTCGTCATTGCTGAGAGTGAAGAAGGCCGCATTGATACAGTATTCCGAAAGCTTAAGCTGACCGCACGACAAGCGCACCAGAAGTTTGGCGATGCCTGTGGCGAGAAGTCCATGAAAGCCTTAGAGACTGACCCTGATAAAGTGTTTGAATATGTACAGGCTGTGTTTCCCCGTGAGTTAAAGGGTGAGCCAGCGATGGTTGCACCACCTAATATGCGCCCGTGGGCCTGCTACTTCATTAGCGTTGAAGACAAAAAGATTTGCAAAGAGTCTGGCTATTACGAGTTGCCATTTATGGTTCCTCGCTGGGCTAAGACTACGGGTGATATTTATGGCTTTGGCCCTGGCTGCGTAGCTCGACCTGATGTAAAAACCTTAAATGAGGCCCGTAAACTTGCCATGAAAGCGTGGGAGAAATCCATAGACCCCCCTCTCAAGGCGATGCAGAACGGCATACTCGGCAAGATTGATTTGCGTCCCAGCACAGTTACTTATGTGCGCGACATGAATAACCTAGAGCCAATCGTCAATCAAACTAACTGGAATGCTGACAGCCTGATGCTAGGTGACGTTCGCGCTTCAGTCAGGCGTATCTTCTTCTCTGATCAGCTTGAATTGAATGAAGGGCCACAGATGACCGCCACTGAGGTTCAAGTTCGTTATGAGCTTATGCAAAGGCTTCTTGGCCCTACCCTGGGCAGGCTTCAGTCTGAGTTCTTAAACCCTATTGTTGAACGCGCTTTTTACTCTATGTTGCGAGGTAATGATTTGCCACCAATGCCAGAGATATTGCAAGAAGTGGGAGGTGACCTTGATATTGAGTATGTAGGCCCACTAGCACGATCTCAGAAGATGGAAGAAGTGACAGGTATCCAACGTGCCATCGATGGAATCATGCAACTGGCCCAGGTTAACCCAGAGGTGTTGGACATCGTTGACGTTGATAAGGCAGGCCGCACGATCTCGGACAGGTTAGGCGCACCAGCCGATATTTTGTTAGGTGATGAGCAAGTGGCTGAGCTTAGACAGTCACGACAGCAACAGCAACAAGCACAAGCAGAAATGGAGCAGGGTCAGCAAGAGATTGCAGGCGCACAACAAGTAGCAGAATTGGAGCAGACAGTTAATGGATCAGTTCAGTAAAGACGTTAGAGAATTATTTAGCAGCAAAACAGGTGAGAGGATACTTGCCAATATGAAAGTGGCCTATGGTGATCGAATTTCGTTCAGCAAAGACCCCTGCGAAACTGCCTTTAAAGAAGGGCAGCGAAGCATATATTTAGAAATTAAAAACACAGTGGAGAAAGACAATGAGTGAAGAAGCAACAACAGAGTCATGGCATTCAGGTTTATCTGATGAATACAGGGGCAATGAATCCCTGTCGCAGATACCTGACCTTAATACTTTGGCGAAGTCTTACCTTGACGCGCAGCAATACGCAGGCGGCTCAATACGGATACCTGGTGAGGACGCAAGCACAGACGATTGGACAGCGTTTAACTCTAAGCTAACCGATAAGGTGCCTACGCTTTTAAACCTGCCTAGTGATGAAGTAGAAGCCCGTAATGCGATGTATGCGCGTCTTGGTCGTCCTGAATCTAAAGATGGCTATCAAGTTGAAGGGGCTGACCCTGATTTCTTAGAGTGGGCGCATGAGAATGGCTTGTCTACTGCCCAGGTCAAATCTTGGCATGAGAATACGAAAGGGCAAAACACCCAAGAGGGTGAAGATTACGACACTAAAATGCAAGAGGCTAATGACTTGCTCAAAAAGGAGTGGGGTCATGCTTATGATGCAAAACTTTCACAAGCTAAAAATGCAGTCATGGCTTATGCCGATGCAGAAACACAGCAGTTCCTTCTTGATTCAGGTCTAGCTAACAACCCTGGCATGATTCGTTTAATGGCTGGCATAGGGGCAACACTCACTGAAGAGCAGTCAGCAGGCATTGAGTCAAGCACACGCTTTACCCTGTCACCCACTGAGGCAATGGATCGAATAAGTGAGGTCAGGCGCAACATGGAACACCCTTACAATATTAACAATCACCCACAGCATAGGGCTGAAGTAGAGAAGATGGAAAGGCTCTACACACAGGCCTATCCAGAAGAGGTTTAATTTCCTAATAACCGAGCAGTATTGAACGAACATCTAATCAACAGGGTAGCTAAACCTTAGTCCTGTAGGTTAGATGAGCCGTTTCTCATATCTCGTTGAAGCAAGCGTTATTGCCAGTGAAGAGTCCGATAGTCGGGTAGCTCGAAGCGCCAATTTCAATTGCCAATTCGGAGATACCCTCATGGCTAATACAATCAGTAAAGCGTTTGTCCAACAGTTCCAGGACAACCTAATCCACCTAGCATCACAAAAAGGTTCGCGTTTACGCGCATCAATAACCGAGCAGTCAGTAACAGGCGAGAAGTTCCACTTTGAACGTCTTGGTAATGTCGCTGCTGTCGTCAAGTCTAGCCGTCACACTAATACTCCAGTGTTGGAAGTTCCACACTCTCGTAGGACTGCGTCAATGACTGACTATCACTGGGCTGATCTTATCGATGATGAAGATAAGGTTCGTATGTTAATCACCCCAGAGTCCCATTATGCCAAATCGGGTGCTAACTCAATGGCTCGCGCATTTGATGATTTAATCATTGCTGCTGCCACTGGCAACGCTGTCGATGGTGATGGGTCTAACGTGGCATTGCCTGCTGGTCAAAAGATCGCGCATGGTTCTGCTGGTTTAACCCTTGCTAAATTGATCTCTACTAAAGAGATTCTTGATGGCAACGAAGTAGACGAAGAAGAGCGTTTCTTTGTGTTGGGTTCTCAGCAGATTTCTAACTTGCTGAACACCACAGAGGTAAAGTCTGCTGACTACAACTCTATCAAAGCTTTAGTTCAAGGCGACATTGACACCTTTATGGGTTTCAAGTTCTTGCGCTCAGAGCGTTTAAACCTTGCCTCAACTCAGCGTAAGTGCTTTGCATTTACTAAAGGCGCGATGGGCTTAGGCATTGGTAAGGATGTATCGACCAAGATCGATCTACGCCCTGACAAGAGTTATGCCCATCAGGTGTACTTGTCATTCGTTGCAG